GATCTTACTAATGAGAATTGTGAAGCTCTGAGAAAGAGAGTGCTTGAGAGGATTGAGAATATGAAGAATGGTAATCGCAATGAAGTTGTTTTTATGGATTTTGCTAAGGATGAAAGAAGACCTATTGCTAAGGTGAATGAAGGCAAGACTCGAATGATTAATGCCTGCCCGCTCGATCATTTAATCGAAGTTCGTATGCTTTTTATGGCTTTTGCAATGTGGATTCAAGAAAATCGCATAGACAATGGAATTTGTGTTGGTATCAATGTCTACAGTGATGAATGGCATAAGTTGGCCCTTAAACTTAAATCAAAAGGAAGAGATGTTGATGCTGGAGATTTTAGTGAATTTGATTATAGTGAATTAGCCCCTTTCCTATGGTCCATTTTACACATTATCAATAGATGGTATGGAAACATCGATGGAAATAATCGAGCTCGTGAAACAGCTTGGTATGAAGTCGTGAATTCTGTGCATATCAATGGTAGTTTTGTATATCAATTGGTCTCCAGTTTACCCTCAGGTCATCCTTTGACAGTCATTATAAATTCAATGTATGTTCATTTAGCTTTTAGATATGTGTGGATCCTCTTACATAGAGGTGAGTTGCAGTCAATAGAGCTTTTTAATGAGCATGTTTTCTTGGCTTCTTATGGTGATGATAACGTTCATAATAAGAGTCCTTATGCCCAGAGTATCATGAATGAATCTAGGCTAATAGAACTCTTTAAGTTGATCGGTTTGAAATACACGAATGAAGCTAAAGATGGAATAATTAAGACTAATAGGACAATAGAGGAAGTCTCTTTCTTGAAACGTGGTTTTAGGTATGAAGATTCGTTAATGAAATATGTTGCTCCTTTAACCATGGATACTGTACTTGAATTTGTTTACTGGACCAAACGAGGTTCCCAGAGGAATGAAATCACAAAACAGAATGTCGATGGCTGCATATTAGAATTAGCTTTGCACGATATACCAACTTTTGATACCTTTTCTAGGATACTTTTAGCTAGTAGTGAAGAAAAATTGGGTTATATACCTAGTATGAC